ATGGCAAATATTTTGAGAATCAATTCAGATTTTTTCATTTCGCCTCCGTACCCAGCATGGCCAGGCGCTGCTGAAAGTCTGGAAAATTTGCAAAGTGGCGCTCAACGAATGCGCGCCGCGCTGCGATCTGCTCGGGTGTGCTGACAGGCTGCGGCTCTGGTTCGTCGCGCTCAGCCTCGTAATCAGCCTCCGCATCGTAGTTGCTTTTGATCGGCGCGCAGCCCTCCGGGCAGGTGATGCCCAGCCATTCGTCTTGGGACTCGCCGCGATATTCGCGCGTCATGGATAAGCCTTTCTTTAGTAAATGATGTGTTCAAGTTTGTGCTGATTAAATCGGGCTAAGAGTCGTTCGCCGTTCCACACTTCAACCCAGGGAACGAGCGCATACTCTCCACTCTCCTCAATTTCGAGTATTTTAGTACAGCCACACCCCACCGTAAACGAGCATGGATTTCCTTCCGTGGTGATGTAGCTAATCATGTGAATTGGCGGACGGTCGATCATACGCCCACGCCTTTCTGCTGCAATATCGCAGCCTGTTCAATCATCTCTTGCGCGTGTTGCATATCCTCGAAAATCATGCGCTCGATGGGAACAATCTGGTAGATAGGCTCCTTGAACTCCGGCGCGTGCCAGTTCCAAATCGGAGCGCCGAAACTCACTTTATGCGCGGCGCGCTTTATCTCGGTGATGAGACCAGCCTCAGTGAAAGCATCGTGCGGCGTGGTGTGGAAGCTGAGAAGCGTTGCGGTAACGTCGTGGATGTCGAATTCCAAATCTTCATCGATGGAGATGGAGCAGAGGGCGAAACATGCGAAGTCGAATCTCATGATTGCGCCTGCTTTCCGTCTGCCTTGGCTAGTGCTGCGCGGGCATTCATTACTGCTCCCCAAACGGATCTATACTCTTCCAGGTGCTCATCATCAGGTTCTGAGCCCCCAGGATATAGCTGCGTTACTAACCGCTCCATCGCTTGCAGCGCTTCGTACATGTCCGGCGCGGCGATCATCAGGTGCGCATTGGCGCGACATTCTTCCGGCGAGCTAGCTGTCGGCCATCCGTCGCCACGCGAATTCCATGCTGCTGTTCCGATGAGTAGGTCGCCTTTGGCAATACTTATCGTGAGGTAGTCAAAAGGATCGCCATCTGTTAAGGAAGTGCATGTATCTGGATCTGCATCGATCGGATAGAAACTCTTGTGCGAATTCCATGGCCCAGGCGTGAAGTTAGCCATTGCTGACCGCCTTCCACACAGCCTCGACCGCATTGATGTGGCGCTGGATTGGGCACTTATCGTCGTGCGTGGTGAAGTCTACGGCGCGGTGGCAAGCATCGCAAAAGCTAACTCCACTCACTTTGTGAGTTAGCCTCTGCGCAAGCGCATTACCTGCGTATAATACCTCGACAATCGCGTCTTCGAGCGCTGAATTGATGGGGGTTGGTGCGGACTTACTGAGAGAGAGAGAGCGCATGATAGCCTCGCGTTACTTGGTTGATTTCAGAGCATCGCGCAGCAGTTCGATAACTAACTGCCGCAGTGTCTTGCTTTGCTTTGCCGCTTGCATCTTGAGCGCCTTATGCAGCGCGGCGTCGAATTTGGTGATGCGTAATTCCATGAATCAACTATAGCACGGTTGTGCGCAGTGTGCGCATTTATTTTGCACAAAAGTTATCTCTTCCCTGCCAGTCGAATTTCCACTTACCGGGCTGGATGTTGACCGTAAGGCCGCGCAACGCAAATACTATCCCGCGGCCATAGCGATGAAAAAATGTGGGGTGATGTAGGTATGGATCTGCAATCCAAGCACAAACTTTCATTTGCTTTCTCCTTTCCGATTGCGCGTATTCCTTGCGCCACACTTCGGGCACGCCTTGCGCCGCTCCCGCGCTCCCAGCATAGCGCCGCATCCTGCGCAGGGCTCAAGTTTGCGCGGCCGCGGGTGCTCCCTGGCGGTGCGCCTGTTAACCTCCGCGCGGATGACCGGCGTGGGCATTGGTTCGAGTTGCTGGCGCCAAATCTCTGCGCGGAGCTGTGCATCTTGCGCGGCCTCTTTAAGCACTGAAAGCGGGACTCCTGTGGCTTCTGTCATCCGATCATCCATCCCGCAATCAGGCCACCGATAATGAGCACTGCTAGAATGCGCCAATCCCATTTTCCGTAGATATTCATTGCGTATCTCCTTGAATCAAATTGCGCTTACGGCAAGGACCGCGCGGCGGAGGTTACAAACCACTTCCGCGCCTGATTTGATGGGCAATTGATTCAGAATCGCGCACCATTCCTTTAGTGGCCTCTACCACATCTGGATGCTCAAGATATGGGAGTACGAGGTTTGCAAGGGCAGTTTCGCGCTTGCTGGGGGCGTTCTTGCGAAGAGTATCAAGCTCATTCATGATTCTGTCGTAATCTTCGCGGTCCAATATCACGTAAGGATCATTGCGTACATGCCCACAGTTAAGGCATTTAGTTTCATAAGCATGTCCATCTTTACGGCAGTTATACATTTTTGCTGCTCCTTATGCGGTTGAGTACCGCTTTCGATCTGATGTAATCATAGCGCACATTCTGGTGCGTGGCACAACTATTTTGTGATTATTTGCACTATTGTGATGGTGCGCACAATTTATCTGCAAGATGCTGTAATTACTGGAGTTATATCATGGTTAGCATATATGGTGCGGGAGTACGGATTGCTTTCATCTCTCGCCGTTGTCGCCACAACACGCGCGCGAGAAAACAGCGCAAAGTGGTCGATCCCTATGCAAAGCGCTGATGATATTGATTTTATGGGCAAACTGCGGGTTTCGGGCAATTCGTGCAGAATCGCTCTAAGTTGCACAATAAATTATCTTTGCAGCGCAATCAGGCTATGCTAGCATCCGCGCTCGGTCGTCACTCCGCGCGCATTGCAACGGCTCTCGCCATCGTCACGGCTGGCCAACTCGTTTGTCGCTGGTGCGCCGCCCCCCGACCCCTGCCGGCTTGACTCACTGTCCGCCCAGACTCTAAGAGGGATTTGCCTAATGCCCTGGTGATCGCTGTCAGCATATCACGCCACGCGCAGCGACTCAGCGCGATGCAGGCGCACGCAGTCCGGCGCAATGTCTGCCCACAGCACAGCCAACTTGCCGCGCTCGATGCGCAGGACTATGCCGGGCAGGCCGGAGTCGGGGCAGGAGAGCAAGCGCACCTTTGCGCCGATTGGGATGGGGATTTGATCGCTCATTGCACCAGCGTAGCACGTCTCATATTGTCTTTGACTGTCCAACATGTCCAAGACAGTCAAAGAATGTCAAACTTTGTCACCTAGGCAGAGGCAGATACAGATATAAAGTACAAAAGCAAATACTCTCTCGCGCAAAAATCCGCGCGAGCGCCAAAAGCGCTATAATCCGCTCATGAGTTGGACCTACCATTCCGCAACCGGCTTGATCGAGAGCCCCACCGGCTTCAGGATGGGAGAGGGCTACTCGGGCAACGGAGCGGCGCTCAACAACCCTGCGATGGAGAGCGTTCAGATGCATGGCCCGATTCCGCGCGGCCAGTGGACGATTGGCGATTTCTTCCACGATCCCGGTGGCAAGGGGCCGGTCGTGGCGCATCTGACGCCCTGCGATGGCATGGAGACCTTTGGCCGCTCTGGGTTTATGATCCACGGCGACAACCATGCGCTCAACCACACAGCAAGCGAGGGCTGCATTGTCGCCCCGCGCTTCATCCGCGACCAGATCTCCGCGGGCTTGAGTGTATGCAATGTGCTGGAGGTCGTGTAAGATGGGTTTGATAAGCTGGGCTGAGAGGAAAATTGCTATGAAAATCATCGCTGCGCTCATCGAGCGCGTGTTCAAGAACTACATCACGACCGTTTTGGGCATCCTTCTCGGATTTGCGGGCGCAGTCTACGGCGTTTACTACCTGATCCCGAGTACGATCGCATGGCAGGGGCACCCCATCGCCAATACGCTCGTGGAAATTGCCGGAATTGCCATCGCTTTGGCTGGCGCGATTGCCAAGGACAAGGACATCGGTATCAACCCGCCCACACTTCCTACCAAGGTCGGCATGATCGCGCTGATGATCTTGGCTGGCTCGATGCTTTGGCCGGCGCGCGCCCAAGCGCAGACCTCCGCAAGCACCGGCTTGACATTTAGCGCGGAGTCTGAGGCCTTCGGGATTCACTATCTTGGCAACTGGCAGACCGGAGCCAGCACCAGCGAGATTCTCAAGGTGGCCGCCTGGGGCAAGACCAATCAGCACGCTCTCTATGCCCTCGGCAACGAGTTCAATGCGCCGGGCCTATTCAACGGCTACGGCGGCGGGTTCCGCGTCCAGCCGGACATCAGCGGATTCTTGACCAAGCGCACCTTGATCCCCTCGAACGCGCTGAAGGCCTACTTTGAAGGCGTTGTCGGCAATGCGCTGTCTTCCACCAGCAACGCCAGCAACCTGTATCAGCGCTATGGCGGCGGCGTTCAAATCAATCTGAACCAGTCGGGTAATCTTGTGGCGAAGGCGTTCAGCGTCCATTACGACCGCATCGGCGCCGTGAATGCGTTCGATGCCAGCGCCGGGTTGTCCTTCATCTGGGGAAAGTAAAGCTCTGCGGAAACCACCGCATAAATCCGCACCCCGAAAGGAGCGCGGAGCAGCCAGAGCAGCCCCGGTGATGAGCCGGGGCAAACCTTTGAGCAGGGAGAGTAGATGGTACTTTGGGCGCAGCTTTGGATTCCAGGCGGAATGCTGGTAGCTTTTCTCGCTGTCGCATGGCGCGTCGTAAAGTACATCAATCGCCAAGAGTCCTTGCACATCGACTTCCCTCCGCACCGGCACATCAACGGCTACATCAACTACCCGCACGAGTACGAGCCATCACGTATTGAGAAGTTTGGGGATGTGCAGTGAGCTGTTACGATCCCAATATCGCCGAAGAGATTCTTGAGCGCATGAGCGGCGGCGAGAGCCTGCGCGCGATCTGCGCTGATCCCGAGCATCCCGAGTACCCTGAGCGCAGAACTGTTCTGCGCTGGAGCGTGCGCGATACGGAAGGGTTCGCAGCCCGGTATGCCGCGGCGCGCCGGGCCGGGGTTGAATCACGGATTGAGGACGCCAACGAGATCGCCGCAGAAACTCCGACCTACATCGATGAGGCTGGAAAAACCCGTATTGACGCCGCTGGCATCCAGCGTAACCGGCTCCGCTGCGATCAGGCTAAGTGGGAAGCCTCACACCTACTGCGCGGGTTCAGCAAGCCTAGCGCCCCTCTTGATTACGGCGACAAGATCGAGCATTCCGGCGATCCGGAGCGACCCATCGGCCTCACAATCGTCAGCTCGATACCCAGGCCTGAGCGAAAGTAGTATCCTTGCGATGAGGTGATTCATGCCAGCATATCCGATTTCGCAACCTGCCGCGCTGTACCCCGGTAGCCAAATTGCGCTCGTCAACAACGCTGCGACTGATTCTGGAATCACTACGACCGCGCAGTTTGCGCTACTGCCTGGAATGAATGGCACAGGCGTGACGCTGATGATTCTGAACGCCACCAACCACGATGCGCAGGGGCAGTTCGCACCGACCGATACTGCGGGTAATTACCAAAATCTATCTGGATGCATCGTCCCGGCTGGAACCGCTCTTCCCTACAATTTATCGGGAGGTTGGATGCGGTTCACCTTCGCGGTCGCTCCCACGTCTGGAAGTTTGATAGTGTCGAGGTAATCATGCACAAACTAATCATTCTTATGCTTTTAGCAGTTTCTTGCGCTGTGGCTCAGATACCAAACCCCAGTATTGTTCTCGTCACTTCAGCGCCGTCGGACAGTTGCTCAAACGGCCTACCTGATCAGCAGGTGATTTCTACGGGAGCGATATACACCTGCCAAGGAGGGGTATGGGGAGTTTCACCGGGCGGTTCGTCTGCTACTGCGACCAGTCTTTCAGGCGGGAATGCTGGCGCTGAACCCTACCAGACAGCGCCCAGTACGATGGCGTTTGCATATCCGGCAACCGACGCAAAGATGCTCACGATGGACCTAAACCGCACCGACAGCTATACGGAACGCGGCACAATCGAGTGGCCCTACAAGAACCTTTCCACGCTGGTCATCCCAAGCACGGGATTAGCGTCGATCTTCTCCAGTCCAAATGCTTCTTATTCAAACCCTACCGCCGTTACTCTCCCCGCAATTCCCATCACGATATACGGCAACAATTCGACGTGGACTCCGACAGGTGGGCTTACCGTCGCGGCTAAGATCATTTCCTACGATTTGATCGACGGCGCGGCTGTGACATACAACTACGCGGGTACAGATCGAAGCGAGAAGCATGGCGGGGCGTTCAATGGGAATGTGAATCTTGCTCAGGGATACCTTCATGCGTTCGGCTCAAATCTAAGCGGAAACAGCAACACTTTCACGGTAGGCGGGGCTTCGACCGCCGCGTTGCTTTATGGAGAGGCAATTACCGGAAGCCAGAAGATTACATCGGGAGGTCCGGGGGCGTTAATTGCCCTGTACAACCCAAACATGACTAAGTCGAGCGGCTATAACGTCGATATGACCTCTGGTGGCCAGTTGCTTTTGAGTGGCGCACTGCTGAACACGGTTGCGGGAACCGCGAACATATATCTTCCGACAGCCAATACGTTGTCAACTGCCCACGCAATCAGCGGCCTCATTGTTGGAACGGGAACCGGCGTCAACTGCGTAAATGGCACGACTACCTACGTGGTCTATGGGTTCAATCTCGCGCCGATCACGAATTGCACACTGGTTCCTGGGTATCAGGGGCCGACGACGTTTCTCGGCTCGATCACATCTCCATCAGCCACCGCACTCACCGTTCAGTCCGGCACGACCGGTGCAGCTACCTTTGACAGCGGCACGACTGGCGCGGTGAATGTGGGCACGGGCGCGAATGCGAAGACTATAACCGTGGGCAACCAGACCGGGGCGACGGCAGTAGCCATAAAGTCAGGCAGCGGCAACATCACGCTGAATAACGCCACGGTGCCAGCAGCGGGCCGCACGGCCTCGCTCTTGCCAGCGCCCTCGGTTACAGTCTATATGACGGCAGGTTCCGGCACGTATACAACTCCCACAGGTGCGGTCATGCTGCATCTTCGCATGGTTGGCGGCGGGGGCGGAGGTTGTGGTGGTGGAACTTCAACGCCCGCTGCAACAACGGGTTCTGACAGCACATTTGGGGCATTCACGGCACCAGGCGGATATGGTTGCGCGGGGACTACTCCCACTACAAGTACCTCGTGCAACATCAACTCCGTTGGCACGGCGGGGTCTCCGCAGCATTCAGGCAGTCCGTCTACTACTGCGGAATATCTTTTGGGAGGAACTGGCGGAAGCAGCGTATTTGCCGGAGGAGGCTCCGGAAAGAACAATACAAATCCGGGCGATGTGGGAACAATAGGCGGCGGAGGCGGTGGTGGTGGAACAACGGGGGTAACTGGCGTCCTTTCCGGTACTGGTGGATCGGGAGCCGCGTATTGCGAATCGTGGATAACGTCTCCTGCGGCATCTTACTCATATGTCACTGGAGCGGGCGGCGTAGGTGGCGCTTCCGGAACCTCTGGCGGTGCTGGCGGCGCAGGTGGTGCTGGAGCAATCATCGTTGAAGCGTACTAGCAGGACGGCGCGGAGAGTTCACTAGATGCCAGTGACAGTGGGGCAATCGGGTTTTGAGCGCGGGATGTACGATCTGCGCAAGAAATACGATCCATACCCCATGCAGGCTCGATTCCACGCGACAACCTGCCAGTATCCATTCATGGGTGGCGCGGCCGGCCCTGGCAAGACCCTCGCCATGATCATGGAGCAGATGACGGCCTGCAATGAGTTCAATGTGGACGATGGTCCGCAGGTTCACACTCTTCTTCTGCGCCGCACTAATCCCAAGCTAGAAGCCACCGTGATTACGCGATTTCGCGAGGCTATCGACCCGAGTCTGTATTCAAAATTCAACCTCACAAAAAGCGAGGTCACTTGGCGCAATGGGGCGACAACGCTTTTCGGTTCAATGCAGTATGACCACAACGCATGGGATTATCAGGGCCAATGGCTGCAAATTGGGTACGATGAGTTGTGTGAGTTCACCTTCAATCAGTGGATGGCCACCAGCGCCTGGAACCGCTGCCCGGTCAGCCCGTACGCCAAGAAGTATGGCGCCGGGAACCCGGTGGGCGTCGGCGCGCTCTGGTGTGAGGATCTCTGGGTAAATCTCGTTCCCTGCAACGGCATGGACAAGGATCAGAAGCGCGAATATCTGGCGGGAATCTATTACGAAAATGGCGTCAAGAAGCATCGCGATTACGCTTACTTTCCAGCGACTTACCTCGACAATCCTGTTTATGCGAACGATCCGACATTTCTCAAAAACCTTGCATCCTACCCTGTTGCGGTGCGCGATGCGCTCAAGTTCGGCAAGTGGGGCGTGGCGGCAGGCTACTTCCGCGGCATCTGGGATGAGGCCGAGCATGTCTATGCCGACGGCGAAGTGGAATTGCTGCCCTACTGGAAGCGATGGATCTCTGGGAACTGGGGTTATGAGCACCCGGCCGCGTTCTACAAGCACTGCATGGATGATAAGGGCGTCGTCTACACGTACGACGAAATGGTCGTGCAGCACCAGTCTCCCGAGGTTTTGGCTGAATCTGTTGCCAACTGGGCTGTTGACGATAATGGTTCCATGCCAAAATTTATCAGTTTTCCGTTCTCATTCGACGCGCAGCGGTCGATGGCGACCAGCACAATGGGAGCCGAGCCGAACTCAATCGCTGCTCGCATGACTCCAATTCTCCGCGCCGCGGGCATCCCCGAACCATATCCGAGTACACGGGACAAGGTGGGGCGCGATAGCCTGATGCGTGAGCGCCTGGAAAAGCGCATCTGCCTGGGCGAGAGCGCAGAAGGCCACTTTATCGAGGTTCCCAACTGGAGAATTAGCCGGCGCTGCAAGGAGTTGATTCGCGTGATTCCAATAGCCAAAGCGGACGATAAAGACCCCGAAAAGATCGAGCCGGTAAACGATGGCTCAGACAGCCCGCTCCAGGGCGCAGGGTACGGGCTGTACGGAATCTGGGGAAAACCTGCTAAGATTCCCATGTCTGTGAGGCGCGCTGAGTTGGCGGCGTCTATTATTGAGCCAGACGCTACGCCAACAGCCGAGCAAATGACCAATTTGGCCATGGCGATGCGCAAGTTTGGAAGCGATGAGCGCAACAAACCAAAGCGGAGGGGAAAATGGTCGGCAAGGTAAGGTATCCAGCATACGCAAATTGGCATGTAACGACAGAGGGAGACTGTGAAGGAAGAACAGTTACTGACCTCGGGATACATACTGGATTTATTGACGATATAGCTTTCAAACTTGGGTCGAAGGCGTACTATTCGCTGAAATTCAAACGAGTTTCCGATGTTCTTGAAAAGAAACCAGACCCAAAGCCCGTGAATGCGGTATCTATCCAACTTGACATAGATTCAGGAACTTGGGATATGTCTTTTCCTGAGCGCGCAAAGCACGTAAGAGAAATCTTGCAGGGTAGGAATGTGCTTGTGGAAGAAGGACGGTTCTATGCCAGCGTGATGCTGCGGAAATCTGAGGAGGCCTCATCGTGATCGGTACGCTAAAGCGGTGGCTGGGCATTGACGCGCTGGAACGCGAGAATCTGATTCTGGCAAAGGCTCTCCAGAGAATGACGGATAGAGTTTCGGCGCTTGAAGCACCAAGGCAATTGACACCGCAGCCCGAAAAGCCGAAGATTATTTCGAAACTGCCCGCGCCAAAGCGTGTAAACTGGCGTCAGGCACGTGAAGCGCTGGAAAAGGCAAGCGATACGCAGGAGGAACAGTGACCCACGTCACAGATGAACGGAAAGCGCAGTTGGATGCCGCAGCGGAAGAGCGCGCAGCTTTCCTGGAAGAAGTCAAGCACCCGGTGGCTGGCGTTCATGTCCAGAGTTTGATTGATGAGCCGGAGTCCTACCACGCTGGCCAATTGACTCCCGCCTACCATGTGCCGGGCAATATAGCTTTTGTCGAGAAACAAATTACGGTTGACCAGATCCCCGTCGAAATTCTTGATTCGAGGCCAACTCCAGTGAAGTATTATCCAGAACTCGGAGTGGGTGCGCTTCCGAAAGGCGTTGAATCCATCAAGTCAACAGGGATATTCGCAGAACCAAGCGCCCCCGATCTGGACGCCGTAGCTGCCGAGGAATCGGCACAGGAGGCTACTCAGGGCGAGCAGTCGGACCCTACACCGAATTCTGGCGAGACTACGCTATCGACAGATCCACTTCCCGAAGTCCTATCGAATACCTCATCTGAAACGGAGCAGTCCAATGGCTGAATCACTCTCCCGCCTGCGCAACCCGCGCCGGCCTGAACCTGAAGCGCCCAAAGCCGCACCCGCGCACATCGAAACCGGCGAGCAGCCCGAGGGCGACCACATGCACACCGCGGCTGAATCCATGCACACCGCCGAACCCGGATCAAAGCACATGATCGTCTCGCACGATGGCTATGCGTACAAGTCGCATGGAATCAAGGAAGACGGTACGCACGAGCCGCAAGAGGGAGCGCATGACCACGACAACATCGAAGCGCTCAAGGATCACATGAACCAGTTCTTCGACGAGGAAGCTCAGGAGCCCAGCGAAAAGGGCGAAGAGCCCGAAGAGAACCAGAGCCTTTACTGAAGTTTGCGCGGGGAACCAACACGAGTGTAGGCGCTCAGAGCATCGAGAGAGGCGGCTATGAGGCCCGCGCAAAGTAATCTAACCGGGCAATCTGCCCACCATGGAGAATGCAATGCAGAAGCTGTTTCGCTCGCTCGTTTCCCTGATCGCTGTAGCCGGATTCGTCGGCGTGGCAGCGTTTGCCCAAGACAATCCCACCCGGTTCGCCGGTCAGATTAACGCTTGGAGTTTTGCCTATGGCGTGGCTCCGAACACTCCGGCCCTTCAAGTTGACCTCTCCGGTGGCCCATCTGCGACCGGAGCGGCTACGCTCACCGTTGCTTTCGGAAACATCGCGCTGACCGATGGCACCATCATTGCTCCGCTCTCGACGAATGCGCCAGTCATTGTCGGAACGGGCGCCAATCAGGAGACGGTGACACCCAGCGCGGTGAGCTGCTCAACCCCGCAGGTCTACCAGTCCTGCTCATTCACCGCGACATTTACCTACCAGCATGGAACCGGCGACCGGGTAACCAGCGGAACCGTTGGTCTGCAAGAGGCGACCAATTACGCTTCCAGTCTTGGCGGCGGCCAGGTTGTTGTTTCCTCCCGATGGGCCGCCCAGGGCGGAACCCAGGCGATGCTCTTGGCGGATACGCTCCCTGGCGGCGTCGGCTTGGTGGATAACCGGCTTGGCGATGGGCCAGTAGCAGTTACAGTGACTCTGACCAATGCGCAGATTCTTGCGCTGAACACCACGGCGGTCAAGTTGCTTCCCGCGCCCGGAGCCGGATATTTCTGGAACGTCATCAAGGCGACCGTAGTCAACGAGAACACCGGCACTGCATACGCTTCGGGCGGCGCTCTCACAATCGGCTACGGACCTACCAGCGGATTGACGCAAGCGCTCTCTGGAACCATCGCCGCGACATTCCTTACAGCTCCAACCGTGGCGCAGGTTATCCAGTTGGCAGGCGCGTATCTGGCCTCCTCGACCGAATCCACCTACGACAACCAGCCAATCTACATCAACGCGGCGACCGGCAATTTCACCACCGGTACCGGAACGCTGAAGGTTACGCTGGTAGCAGCTCTCCAGGCCAAGTAAATGCCCGCTAAGAGTCTTGCCCAGTTGCGCTGGATCAACTCCCCAAGTGGACGCAAGGCGCTTGGGGCTTCCGGCGTGAAGGAGTGGGACAGCGCAAGCAAGGGCCTGAAGCTGCCGGAGCGCAAGGGCAGCATGATTTCGGCGCGGAGGAAACGTAAATGAGCATGTTGGCAGCACGCAAGCCGAAGAAGTGGATTCAGGGCGCGGTGAAGCGCCCTGGCGCGCTCACTGCGGAAGCATCCGCGTCGGGTCGATCAAAGTTGCAGCAGGCTGAGGTTGATTCGCACTCGTCTGATCCATCAAAGCGCGGACGCGGGCTATTGGGCCTGCGCTTCATTAAGCACAAAATCTAGAAAGGCCAGCATGAGCGACAAAATCCCTACGATCTCCGAATACATCCGCAACGAGTGGGATGAGGGTGATGGACTTCCTGGGCCATCCTATCGACGCAAATATGGTGTCGATCCCGGAGGGCCGGTGGCTATGGGAGAAACGCAAGAACAGTACGACTCCAGGATGAAGAAAAACGAAGATCGCGCGCGAGGCATGATAAACGCCGCCGCACTCTCGCCCGCACAGAAGCTCGATTACATCCGCGACCAGATTATGCAGGTCCGCGCGGGACTGCTCACATTCATCACCTGCCCATACTGCGGCCACGAGAACACGCCAGTCGATGAACGCGTGTGCTGCAAGCTGTTCGGCGATGCGAGTATGGCGGTGATCGACCGCATGGACAAGCAGGCCGCGATTGACTTCCTGAACACTGTGCGGGATAAGGTAAACTGAGCGCATGGCGACATTGCCCACTATCGAAGAACCCACCGCGCCGAACGACGGCGATCAAGCCGTAGAGGATCACCCCGCAGAAATCCAAGACCCCAACGAGCCGCCGACCTATGGTGAGCGCAACTGCTATCTGCCCGAGCAGCTCAAGAACGCGCTGAAAGTGTCTCTGGAGTCGCTGGGCACAAGGGAGCTTTATGATAGACGCCGCGAGGTCATGCGCGACCGGCGCAATCGATATTATCGCAAGGGGTTCCAGCACATCTACGAGAACCGACAGACAGGTATGTTTGCCGTTGGCGTGGCTGGAGAGTCTGTCGCTGTCGGATCAGGCTTCATTGAGTGCCCCCAGTACATCGGCGATTACAATATCGTGCGACCAACAGAACTCGTCATTGAGTCCGTTCTTACGCAGAACCCACCGGGCATTGACTTCCGACCCAAAACGCAGCAGACAGAAGACTTAGAAGCTGCTAGCACAGGAGAGATTTACCGCGAATTCTTCGACCAATCAAACGATTCCAAAGGTATCCAACTCAAAATCGTGCAGATGGAGTGCGAGAGCGGCCGCACGGTGGTTTCGGTCAATACCGAGGCCAACGCACAGTTGTGGGGCATGAACGATGACGGCGAGGCAAAGCAGAACGAGACAGCGCATGTCTGGGGCACGCTTGAATCCCGCGTCTTCCCGCTGACGGCAAAGTGCCAGAACGACCTCGACGCAGTGATCCTCTACAACGATCCGACCGTCAACTCCGCAAAGATGCAGTATCCGCACATTGCCAAGAAGATCAAGGGCGATTCGTCTGGCATCTGCGAGAATGCCTATGAGCGCATCGCGCGCCTCGGCGTCTTGCAGGGCACCCGGCGCTATGCGCAGGTCGGCGATGCGATGACACACCTTGCCGTGCGCGCCAACTGCTACCTGCGCCCCTGCAACTTTCTTGACGACAAGTTCGATGATCCCTACGAGCTATTCGCGGGCGACGAAGAACACGAAATTCCGCCCGATGAGCCCGAACAGAATACGGTGAAAGGCGGACCGCGAGACGGTCAGGCGTTCACGGTGCGCGACAAGCTGAATCAGCTCTTTCCTGATGGCGTCCACTGCGTTTTCCTGGGCAAGCAGTATGCCGAGGCCTGGGCTGAATCAATGGACGACGCCCTGGTGATCGGCTTCCCCTACGAAGGCGACGGCATGGCGCGGGAAGCGATCATGGATGACTCTATAGTCATTCAGGACTTCTTCAACGACATCATGAACTCGCTGCGGGAAGCGCAAGACCTCGGCTGGCCGCGGACTCACGTATCCGCCGAGGACGATGAATTCGACGCGCTTCAAGACCAGCGCAGTGAGCCTTACGCTTTTTCCCTAAAAAAGGCCCGCACCGGCATGAAGCTGGAAGATGACTTCTTCCGCGAGCCCGATTTGGTGCTGCCCGCCTCGCTGGTAAGCCTGATGGAGTACCTAGCAGGCCCATTCTTGCAATTTGTGCTTGGAACGCCCCCCGCGCTGTTCGGTGCCAGTATGCAGGACCAGAAAACCGCATCCGGTTACGCGCAGGCGAAGAATCAGGCGATGGGCGTCAAGGGCATCCCGTGGATGAGCGTCCAATGGATCATGGCGCGCATGTATTACCTCGCCGCGCTCAAGGCCAGCAAGAATCCGGACCATGCGGAACAGATTTTGGTTCCCGTGAAGGGCCAGACGCAGGTTTTGAAGCTCGAAAAACTGACAAAAGGCAAATTTGGAGCATTTCCAGACGAAGATTCGAGTTTCCCGGAATCAACTTCCGCGAAAAGAGTGCTTTTGCAGCAATTGATGACAGTTGCAACCCAAAACCCACAGATTTCCGCGCAATTACTCGGCGATGTGTACAACTGGGAGATTATCTGCCAGATTTTCGGCTTTAAAGAGCTTCAGTTGATGGAAGCGGAGTCCGCAAAGAAGCAAATGCGCGAAATTGAGGAGCTTTTGGACCAATCCCCGATTCCGCCCAGCCCGGAAGAGGTTCAGGCGTTCGAGCAGCAGCAATCGCAGCTTCTACAGCAGCACGCCGCCGCCGCTTTGATGGCGCAGCAGCAGGACCAGCCGGAACCGCCCGCGCCGACGCCGCCAAAGATGATTGACCTGGGCGATGGACAGCAATACCCCGAGGATCTGCTTAAGCCGTCGATTGAGGTTGACGACTTGGATTACCACCAATGGGAAGGCCCATGCGTACAGAATTGGCTCTCGACTGAGGCTGCATGGCGCGAATTGAACGTTGGGCGTCCCGGCGTGGATGGTACGCCCATGCCAAACGTCGCAGGCGTCGAGAATGTAAAATTGCATGGCAAGGAGCATTTGGCGCGGGCTGCTGCTATGATTCAGGCACAGCAGCAGGCGATGAGTGCGATAACGCCAGCGAAACCAGCGCAGCAAGGGCCTCCGCAGGCACCGGCAGCGCCAGAGACAATGTAAGGAGCGTTCATGGACGACGAAGCCCTGTTGGAAACACCGGAAACTGAAGACGTAGACCTTGGAACGGAATCGACTGAAGGCGCGGAAGAATCGACCGCTGAAGGCACCGAAACTCAACCCGAGAGCGAGACGCAGACGCGCGACGAAACCGCGCCGGTAATCTCCGATGCGAACGGCCAACTCAAGCTATCGGAGACGGCGCGCGCAGAACTCGACAAGATCAAGGCCGAGAATCCGCGCCTGGCCCGCGAGATGCGCGCTGCGCTGTTCGACCGGCAGGCGCTGCTTGCGAAGGTTCCGGGCGGCGTTAAGGAAGCGCTTGCGACCATCGAAGCATACGAGGCCGAGGGCGGCGCCGAGGCGGTGCAGCAGGTCAAGCAGGAGCTGGGCCAGTGGAAAGACCTCGACGCAGACTTTCAGGCCGGTAATCCCGCGTTCGTGAACGACATCGCCGCGGGCAACCCGGAAGCGTTCACCAAGATCGGCCCCATGGTCATAGCGAAGCTGGCCGAGATAGCGCCGGATGTTTTCTCGCATGAGGTTTCCAAGGTCTTCGCGCAGGACATGAGGGATGCCGAGGTTCTGTATGCGCTCAAGATTTTTCGCCGCGAGATCGAGGATCCGCAGAATCCTGGCAAGACCAAGCCGGGTATGGAAGGCATCGCGGAAATTTACGAATCGCTGCAAGCCTACGCGGATCGCATCACTGGACTAGCGAAGGCCGCGCCGAAGACTGAGGCCAAGCCGACCGCAGCGAATCCCACCGGAAACCCCGACCTGGACCAGCGCGAACAGGCGCTCACGGTTCAGGAATTCGGCGCGGAGCGTGCGCGCGTCTACAATTCCGTGACCGAGGGCGAATTCAAGAAGCAACTCGGCGGACGGAAGGCCAGCGAGACGCAGATTTCAGCAATTCGCGAACTGTTCGATTCGCGGCTCGACAAGATGCTGCGCTCGGACAAGGCGCACACGTCCAAGGTAGACCGCTTCTTGGCTGCGAAGGACAAGGCTGGATACGCGAAGCACATGTCGGCAGCGTACCGCGCCAAGGCTCCGCTGGCGATGGAGCAGGCGTTCAAAGCGGTCATGCCAGGGAAGCCGGGGCCGGTGGCAGCCAAGCCGGCAGCGAAGGCGGCAGCGGGCGCGGCCAATGCCCCCACGACTGCGGCAAGCGGATTCACGCGCACTGCGACGAAGCCAGATCACAACGCGGTCAACTGGCAGGCGACGAATGCAATTCCCGGCAAGAAGGCGGGTGATGGAAAATTCATCATGCGCGATGGGTCAAGAGTGCTGTACAGCCGATAGGAGACGCACGTGGAAGAACGAATTTCAGGCACAGTGAAGTGGTTTCGCAACGAACTCGGCTATGGCTTCATCGGACCAGATCGCGGCGGCAAGGACGTTTTCGTCCATCACAGCGCAATCGAGATGGAGGGCTACAAGACACTGACCGAGGGCCAACGCGTGGAGTTTGCGGTTGTACCGGGCGGAAAAGGGCCTCAAGCTGATGCGGTAAAAGTGGTGTCTTGATGCGCTGTGATAATATGTATTCGTAATCGCTTGAAGCGCACGGCATGATGGAACCCGGCCCATTACAAACGGTTAAGCCAAGCGCAGAGAGCACGAAAATTGAAAGTATCACCATGAAGTTTGCAATGCGATTGCCTGGAGTGCGTGACTCCTACCAAAAAACGTAGCGATCAACCGGCAGCGGAATGGCGACAGCAGCTCAAATTCACTTGAGGTGACTCGCTATGCCAGCCGGAAACAATGCAAACACTATTGCGTCTCAGCGCGAATATCTGCGCGACAAACTGGAAGAGACTTTCCTCCTTTCCTCCGTTCTCTGGAGCCGCATTCAGGCGCGCACCGACATCAAGCCGGTTTCCTCGCGCCCCTCGCGTATTCCCTTTACCCCGATCCCCACAGCTTCGTTCCGCCAGGTCAACCCGGACGGCGGGCCCCTCGGCGTCGGCGATGCCCCGCAGGAAGTCTACGGGCAGCTCTCGTGCGTGTACTTCGCCCAGGGCGGCGCTTACAATGCGCAGTCCGAATATGCGACCAGCGGCGACTCGCGCGCCATCAAGGATTACGTTGCCTACACTGAAGAGACCGTAACGCGGACCTTTGCGGGCCTGATGGATGCGGTGATTTGTTCGGGCGGCGGCGATGGACAGCTCGATACCATCGTGACGGTCGGCGCGAACTACTTCGTGGTCAACAACGCAAACTTGTTCTCTTCGGGCCAGATCATCGACATTTGGACGGCTACCAACGGCACATTTGTCGGTTCGGTAAAGGTCCAGACCGTCGATACGACCAACACGACCATCTGGCTGACAGGCGCAGTCCCGGCGGGCTCAACCGCAGGCTACGGCCTGTACGTGAGCGGTTCCTCGGGAACTTCCAATTCCTCGCTCTTTGGGCGCAACTACTACCAGGTTGCCGGCAATGTGGGCAACTTCATGAACATCCTGCGCTCGACCTACCCTGACCAGTTCTCCATTCGCAACATTCCCGCGAATGGCGCTCTGGTTCCGGCGACGGTCCGCGCGATGCTCAACCAGATCATTCTCGCTAAGGGAGTTGATGCCGCGGACGAGAACGATTTGGTGGTCCACATGAACGTGGATATGGACGCCGCCTGGGAAAATAACGCCCTGCTCGTCCAGCGCATCGACATCGGCTCCGGATCGCGGCGCTCGTCCGATGACATGCTCGCCAAGAAGTCTTCGGAGACGGTTGGCGGCTACGAGAAGGTCATCAATCCGCGCGCCCAGCCCGGCCTGATCGACTTCTTCGCGCTGAAGCAGTGGGGTCGCCTCGAAGCTAAAGCGCTCGATATGTACGAGTGCGACGGCCAGACTACCTTCACCCAGTACGCGGGCGATGGCTCCGTAGCCATGACGAACATGTTCTGGGAAATCATCGGCGTGCAGATTGGTTCGTGGATGCCCCGCATCAATGCGTCGATTACCAACGTGACAATTCCTCGCTATTACTTCGGCCATTAAACCCCGACACGCGGCTCGTCTAACCGGGTGGGCCGCGTGGTATCATTCCCGCATGGAAGACGAAGTATTTGATCCCGAACAGGTAGAAAAATTCCCCGATGAAAACGCTCTTGAGTTTCATCAGTATAGGGAAACCGTTTCCGCTGAGGATTACGATAAACTTCTTGCGCTCTATCGCCAGACCAAGTTTGCTCTCCAGTTGGCCGAAGGCGATGAGGGATATGAAGAGGGCAAGTGGATGCGCGAAGCGTTGAATTACGGGCAAGATTTCACAAAGCCGGTACAGCCATGATCCTGACCGAAAACAGCGCGACACCCACCCATCACCCCACGCCTATGGCCCGATTTGGACTCAATCCCCATGGCGCGCCCATGTGGCGCATCGTGTTCGCGGACTCAGTGCGAAACCTTGTCGGCGGCAGGTGGCCGGACGGGAAAGAGGAGTACCGGCTGGCACGCTTCTACAACGGTCCCG